TCCTGCGTCAACATTAATAGTATTATCATCAGCCGCAAAATTCCCAGTAGCCATTTTTCTATCGGAATCCATAGGGAGATCATATAAAATTCTATTTTCTGCATTTCCTATAAATCTGCCTAGAATAGCACCAGTAAAAACATTACTGTCTACTTCACAATAACTTCTAATGTCAGCTTCTAATGCTGAGAGTGTATATGCAGCCATAATTATTTAATAACCTCCTGACAATTTGGACAGCCTTTTATAAATCTGCTGTGTGTAGCACAATGTTCTGATTTAGGCGTTGGCTTCTCTATTTTTTCTCCTACATTTTCTGGGAGTGTAGTAGAAGTTTGCCCAAATAATTTTTTCCATAATTTTTTTAAATATCTAATCATTACGGTCTATCGTTTACGGGTCCGCCGAAAACGAAAAATCCTCCTCCTGTTGCTATACTAGTCGCAGCGTTTACTAAAGTAAAACTAAAACTATCACTTACAGGCAACGTTGAGGGTTGTCCGGCATAAGGGATCGTACTGTCAATTTTTGTAATAATATAGGATCCATAAATTTTTTCCCCTGAAGTATGAGCCACTGCGGTTGTTGACACCGGAGTCTTTCCATCAGAAGGAGCTGCAGTTCCTCGTGTACATCCTGTTAAAGTATTAGTACTTCGGCCAGTATATTGAATTGTTTCACTCGTAATTTTTCCATATGCTAAAGAAGATTGATCTGTATTAGTGGATTCAATAACAATATATCCTGATGTTGGAAACTCTGAACCATCAGTTAATACAATAGAAGTGTCAGTAGCAGTAATAGTTGTAGCTAAAGTCGTACTTAATTCAAAAGTGGAAATAGCTACTCCTCCTACTGCTTCCTTAACTTGATAAAATCTTACAGCATCATTAGTAGATCTGCCGTGTCTATTTTCTGTTACAATAACAGTAGTTCCTACTTCAGTTGTAAAGGGGTTATCATTTAAAACAGCAGGTGTAGGTAAAGCGACTCTTGTTGGTCTTGCTCTTTGTAAAGCTTGAGGATCCGCACTTGTAGGTTTAGGTTCCAATTGAGGTTGTTTAGGTTCAAATTCTGAAAAATGAACCCATGCACCATTCCATTCCTTTACCATTTCAAGGTAAGGAAAAACTAATCCGGATCTATCTGAGACCGCGAGTGCATGTTTTCCTGAAGCAAATGTAGTCATAATTAAGCGTTAGGATAGTAGACCTTAGGTGCGATATACGTACTTGTAATATCAGCATCCTCTTTTATGGCTCTAGCCAGTTCATCCTCATAATAAAGTTTTAATTCTTGGGATCGTTGGGGTGCATTTTTTTGAGATAAATAAAATGATAATCCTGCTGTCATACAAGGTGCAAATCTGTAAGGCACATTACTTGCATTAGTATAAGCACCTGCATCTTGAATTCTTCTTACATAATATAAATTTAATTTATTTCCATCCTGTGCTGCTCCGGGAGTTAGATATAAAGTTAGAGTTGTTCGATCAATAAATCTTTGAATAAAAAAAGAAGTAGGTGTTCCTTTTGCTGTCTTATTAGAATAGCCCTGATATTGGGATCGACTCACTTCGGTCATTGGAGAATCAACACTCGTAGAAGTAATTCTATAATTACATTCTAATATGTTATCCATTCCCGTTGCATGTTGAGTAACTGCATCAGCACTTGAATGAGTCGCAGCCGTAGTACCATTAGATCCACGCACAGCTCCTGTAAGATTCGCTGCTCCGCTCACCGCAGATTTTCCTGTGTATCGAATCGTTTCAGAGTTAACGGTAATAGTTCCTCCTCCTTGATCAGCGCCCGGCATATCCGTGACACTAGTTAAAGGAATATCGGTAACTGCTGCATTAATTCCTGCAGATAAAGTCGTTGTTAATCCTTGAGATGCACCATCGGCCGGGGACCTATAAGTGGTATAAACATTCGTTCCCTCGACTAAAGTAAAACCTTGATTGGCTATTTCCCAATAATGAAGTCCTCTATTACTCCATTCAGAAAGTAAAAGATTTAAAGATCGTTTAGCTGTTTTTAATTGATAACCTGAAACGTTTTGTAGACCAATTCTTTCGTAAGCTTCTTCTATGATCTCATCAATCGGAAGAGTTTTATCAAAAGTGTATGAATGAGAAGTAGTGTTAGCCATGTAACCCTACCCGTCATATTGTACGGAGACTCCAACTACAGCAGTTCCATCGTAAGCGAAATAAGCTCCATCTGGAAATAGAACTCCATTGTCCGGAATATAAGGAGCAATTGCTTCTCCACTATCTACATCTAAAATGAGGTTATTGACGCCCGTAGTTGCAGAAGAGTTTTTAAAATAAAGACGTCCTGCTCCACCACCTGCGACTCCGTTCATTCCTCTTATTCGAGTTCTGCCAGCAAATACAGTTCCTGTAGTCGCTCCACCTGTAACTCCTGCTGAAATATCAGTTGTGATTGCTCCACTCGCCGTAATGCTTGTAATTTGTGTCCACGTTCCTGTTACACTCTCTGTAGTAGAATCGGGTCCAGTAAAAGCACTTACCGTTTGAGAAGCACCATCGGCATCTTTTCCCACAACAGCAAAAGTGATTCCTGAATTATCTGCGCTAGAAGTCAAAGTGACTGTTTGAGCATTAACCCATGGGCCGCTATTTAATAAAACTAAAGTCGTTGCAGTTCCTGATGCAGAAACAGCGTCAACATCTGCTCCGTATAAAATCTGTTTACTTTTTACGTCTGATACATTTGCCATAATTTATCTCCTTAGTCGTGAGCTCCCGAAGGAGCTCACATTATTTTATTTATTACGACGTAGCAAATGGTGTTGCTATAGTTCCTGATCCTTTTAACAAAGAATTATGAACCAAATATGCATCATCATCTATAGCTGTAATTTGTACAACGCTACCTGCGATGCCACCTTCTTCTGCCCCTGTCATAGTGATTACGTCGTCACTACCTCCTGGAAAGAAAGTTTTAAAATCACCATTAGTAACCCCAATATTAATTGAACCAACGAACCTATCAGTTCCGTCAGTTAAGATATCCATGTCAGTCGCTGCTGTTTCAACATAGAAATAGAAGCTTGCACCGATATTGTTAAGGTTATTGTAGTCGGTAGAACCGGCTACTGCACTGTTAGCGTTCACATTAATTGTAGGTAATGTGAATTTACCATCAGCGTCGTTACAAAGTAATATCTTCCCTGCATGAGCTGCAACTGTTAAAGTTGTGTCTGCAGTTAAGCTTACCGTGTTAGCAGGCCCTGTAGTAATAAATCCACTCTTCGAGTAGACTGGTCCTGCAAATGTAGTTTTTGCCATAATTAAAATCCTCCTAGTTTAATGAACGTAATCTCTAGGCCGTCGAGTATACGCGTTTACGTTCTTTGTTTAATTGTATACTAATTTTTTATAGCGTACTTTTGCGCAGAGCGCAAGGTATCCTATAGTGAAAAGTTGATTTTTGATAGCGCTTAAGTGGCTATCGAAACTTCGGCTTGGGCCTCGTTTATTTTAGTTCGAAGCGTTTGTTCTTCAAACTCTTTGGCAATGATCTCTTTGATAATATCCTGGATTTTTTTATTAATTTCAATCATCCTGATATTATGCTTCCCGTCCTTCAAGTGCTCCTGTTGCCACTCGAGTTCCAAGGACCTCTTTGTATTGTATAGGTCTTCGGTCATCTGTAACCTCCTCATAGGTTATCCATTTACCAGTCTTACTAGTAAATCCATCAGACTCGAACTTTACCTCATTTTTTCCCAGTTTGTCAAGGATTGATTTTTCCATACCTTCTGCACTATCTTCAGCTGAAACATTAAAATCAGCATAATAGCCATGATATCGAATCTGTACTCGGAAGTTTTTCATAAGTGAATTTCTGTCTTTATAGTCAAAATGGGGCGATTTTGAGGCCGCCCCATTAATTTTCTTTAAGTATTACGCGCCTTCGACACCGTAAATACCTCTAGGGTCAGATACGCCAAAAACGTATCTTGCTCTAGCTTTGTATCTTACGTTGCCAGTGTCAAAGTCCCCTTCCATCTTAGTAGTAAGAGGAGCTCTGTCAAAGTGTTTCATACCATTAGGTACATCTGTAATAATGTACCAAGAGTCTGTATCTGTTAGGTAGTTGTTCACTCTATAACCTTGAGGAATCATACCCATA